TATTATCTTGGTGAAGCTTCTAAGTTTTCTACTTGTGGTAGATTCATCTTCACCTAATAAATCTCCAACCTTATCTTCCACATAATCTTTTAAAGTATTATACCGGTCACCGTGCATCATTGGTACCATATCTGATTCTGTTAGACCTTTAAAACGAATGTAAGGTTTCATACCGTCATATTGTGATACTTGCTTTGTTGAACCATATAAACTGGTCGTTTCAAACAAACAAAGATTCATACCATACTTCTTATTACATATTTCTCGGACTGTATGTGATGTACAGATGGCAGATAGTAATTTACCACCAAGATAATTAAATCCAAATGGCTGTGAAGGTACAATAACAAAACCCATTATAGTAGATTGGTTGAATCGTTGAGCTGAGTCCGTTTGCTGGATCCACACCTGACCAAGCATATCATTACGAGGCTTCATATAAATGACTGGAGAACCCAATCGAATGAAACCAAGTATCTTCTGAGTGTTCTTTTCTCTTACTGCCAATTGAATGTTTCTTCCAACTGGTGCCTTATTGACATGGGAAGATGTGATGGCAAGTAATGTTTCCCATGTATCATTGTGGATTTCACACACTTCAATATCCATATCTTTTGGGTGCATTGAAAAATCTGAAAACAAATCATCTTCTGGTGGAAACAAAGACTGTGGTATTTCACCAACAGACTTCAATTTCTCATCTCTCATGTATTGTTCTATCGTGCCAAAATCACTAAAGTAATCATGAAAGGCTTTGGCACAATACAACGCATCAACTCTTTCTAATATCATACTTTGAAGCCTTCAAATTTTTTATCACGATTACCAAAAGTGTTTAATGGTTTATCATCATGTCCAGCATCAGTAATATTCATTTGACCTGATTGGTCTATATCATACAACTTCATTTTAGCCCTATCAACACCTACTGTGAATCTTTTATAATATGATGGGTCGTTATATCTGTTCTTCAATTGCTTTACCATGATTTGGCCAAGTGCTTCCAAATCTTCACTTGTAATCAAAGCAAACATCAAGTCTGCTGTTGCCGGCAAACCAAATGATTCTGATGTATCTTCTAGTCCTGGATCGGAACTTGTAAACCCGCTTCTAGTTGTCTGAGTCGCTGATACAATAGGTAGGTTATATTCGACCGCAAGTCCTCTAAGTTCCTCAGCAATAGATTTGACGTAGGTATAGGAGTTAATATTAGAACCAGCCCTAATGCGAGCTGAACAACAAATGTTAAGGTAATCCACGAATATAATATCGGGAATAAAAGATTTCTTGAGATTGAGTTCATTAAGTAGTGTCCTAAAGTGGATAGTTGATGCTGATGCCGTTGGGTATTCTTTGATGATTAGTTTACCAGTTGTTTTGCTTTTAACTCTTTCAACTTTTTTATCATAAAGATCCTTTGGTAATTCCATCAAATCATCTAGTGTTACATTCAATAGATTGGCATCAATTCGTTCTGCTATTTTTTCTTCGGCCATTTCAAGTGTGATGTACAAAACATTCCTACCTTGTACCATTGCTCCTGCAGCCATATGGCACATGAACAAACTTTTTCCCACACCAGTTCCGGCAAGAGCGATATTGAGCGTCTTAGCAGGTAGTCCGCCTTTTGTAATCTTGTTGAATATATCCAAGTCAAAAGGGATTCTTTCTTCTTTTCTGTGGTAGAATTCGTATCGTTCATCTGAGTCCTGTAAGTAATCGTGACCAACTGTTGTATCAAAGCTTATTGCGAGAGCGTCCGATAATATTTTGGGAATCGCACCTTTATCGTTGGTCTTATCTTTTCCATCGAGAATTGAAATAGACCCCAATACTGCATTGTATATCGCCTTCTCTTGGCAAAACTTTTCTGTTTTATCAACAAGCCATTGAATCTCGGTTTTTGGATTATTATCTTTTTCAATTTCTGAAAGATAATCTTCACACTTCTGAACTTCATCATCTGTAAGATTTGTTTTTTCCTTGACGGCAATGCTAAGCGCTGCAATCTCCGGCGGGTTATTGTAAGTTTCCGTGAATGATGTAATTTCATTAAATAATGTCCTCTCTGTTCTGTCAGAGAAATATTCAGGCTTAATAAATGGTAATACTTTTCTTAAATAATCTTCATTGTAAATCAGGCTGGTTAATATCGCTTGTTCCAGTTTCATCAATAACTTCCTCATCTATGTTACTACCCATAATCTCCACTAGTAAATCACCAATGTAGTTCTTAAATGCCAAATCTTTTTCTAGTTTCTTCGGCTTGTCCACCTTGGATTCTAACACATCGTATTGAAAAAGTAAATGCATTTCATCATTCTTTTCCTCAAATTTTACTTTACCATATTTGTAAATGGTATCAACATAAGGACCGGTTAATAACCGAATGTGTACGGCTTGTGCATCATCTTTTGGGTATATAAAACAATAATCAAATCCTTCAAGCATCTTCAGTTCCATTCATTGTAATTACATCATCGAACAAATCTTCTTCACCACCTTGCATAATCTCGGCAGCCGCTACACGATACTTTTCTTCAACATAAGTTTGAAAAGATTTACTAGTAATGATTGACATCCAAAAATCTTTGGTGTCAGTATCTTTCAATCTATATTTTTTATCTTCTACTTCACCTGTATCTTTGTCTACCTTGGAGTACCATCCATTAGAGGGTTTGATAACATGGCCGGATTCAATAGCGATATCAAGCAGGCCAGACCAACGGCTAATACCACCATCAAAAGATACAGTAACAGGTATCTTAGATTTTTCTTTAACATATCTACTCTTTTCTACATTAATAATAAAATTGTAACCAATGACTTCAGTTCCTTCTTTTTCTTGTTGTCGACCAATGATAAAGATATTATCAGCCGAATAATATGAACCTGTTCCACCGCCTACGATTGCTTTAGGGAACATACCAATCTCCATGTAAGTATGATTCACCACGACCATTGGAATATCTTTTAGATTCAAATGTGGTGTGACCATACGAAACAATGATTTAACTTGTTTTGCTCTGGACATATCAGCAACAGATTTACCTTCAACTGCATCATCAACCTCTTTCTTTGATGCGAGGTTACCAATAGAATCAACCACAATGATTAGTTTATCACCACGCTCAAGCTGGGTTAGTTGTTGCATTATATCATGTTTCAACTGTTCAATATCAGTAAGAGGAGTATGCAACACCCTATTAGTGTCAATACCAAAAGAATCGAAATAAGATTGGGGAGTACCAAACTCAGAGTCGTAAAAAAGTAGTGCAGCATCTTTATATTTGTCCAGATAGGATTTGGCCATCAAAAGTGAGAAGGCAGTCTTAAAGTGTTTCGATGGTCCAGCCCACATTGTAAGACCTGGTGTTAAACCACCATCCAGTTTACCACTCAAAGCCACATTGATGATTGGCACCGATGTGGATATCATATCTTTATTAGTGAAAAATTTCGACTTAGATAATATAGCCGATTCTTTAACACTACTGTTCTTTTTAATTTTGTCAAGTGTACTCATTTAATTTCCTTTTCACGAAATGCGTATTCAGCATCATAATCATACTTAGGTTCTAGTTTTCCCTTTCTATTGGGAAACCCTCTTTTCTTACGACTATAACCTTCTTCAATGTCGGCTATATTTTCTATATTAACTTCAACTGTCTCTGTTACAGAAACAGGTTTTGGTTCTTTTACTGGCTCTGGTTCTACTGGTTTTGGTACTTTAACTCTTTGTTGCATTGATATGTTTGCTGCTATCAATAATAACACAGCTAAGGGGTCAAATACAACCATGATTAACATGATTACCAATCTTACTGCTTTGTCTATGGCATTATCATCATCTGTACCATATATCATATCACCAACATATTTTATTGGACCAACTTCTGCCACTAATTTGTTGGACTCTTTGAGTAATGGTAAGCGTTTCTTATTGATTTCGGTTAATTCTTTTTGTGTATCTTGAATTTGCTTATCTAAACGATTACTTGCCGTTGATGGATCTTTGGCTCGAGCCAATAGATATTCCAATCTCTCTTTGGTAATCTTTTCTTGTTGGGTTAATATTTTAATCTCAACAGTATTGGCACCTGAATCCATTGTGGAATCAATATGTGCTTTGGATAGAAAACCAAAAATACCCATACTTGTAATCATCATAAGAATAACAACAGCTGATGTTAAGTATGACTTCAATAAAAAGGGGCAGGTTTTCCAATTACGATACAGCCATGATGTAGTAACTAATTTACTCAATTCAAGAACCGACCCCATAAAAACGATTGGCCAAAACGCACCTGTAAAGATTGCGGCTAGGCCAAGTATAGAATAATATCCGGCAATGCCAGATAATAATAATGCTGATAGTAGTGTTAAAAAAATCATGAGAAGAAATCCTCTAGTGTGCTTGTCTTTTCAGTTTTCCAACCCATACATTGTAATATAACTTTGATTGGTTCAACAAAGGCTTTGTCAAA